AACTTTGCCAATCACAGTGATTTGCTTACCAGTCTGGGCGAGCAGACCAATATGTTTCAGGGCGCGGAGGGTGTTACGCAACGCAAAGGCAGCTTCTCGCTCATTGTCCTTACCACCACCCTCAACATAGTTCGTGTTGGAAGCATCAATAGCCTCTTCCACAGTTTGGGGTGAATTGTTCAGCAATGTTTCAGCACTAGTGCCATAACGATCAACAGTCACAGCCACAGTTTCTTTCTTTGCTGCCGGTTTGGGCTTGTCCCCCATTTTGGGGGCTGGCTTGATTGGGGCAGCTACTTTCTTCTTGGGGGCCGGTGCCTCTTCAACCTCTTCTTCAACCTCTTCTTCTTCGGCTGTCTCTTCTTCAGCCTCTACAGCTTCCGGCTCTTCCTCTTCCTCAGTCTCTTCCTCAGTCTCCTCTTCAGTCTCCTCTTCAGGTTCTGGCTCAACCACTTTCTTCTTGGGGGCCGGTGCAGGCTTTTTGGCTGGGGCTACCTTGGTTTTTGCCTTCGGTGTGGGGGCCTCTTCGTCTTCTCCCTCACCCGGCTGTCCTTCGAGTGTCAACGACCCACCAGCTTGAATGGCGTTGAGGATGTCATCCAGAAGTGTAGACTCATCATCTGGCAATCCACTGGTGTCCAAGTCCTCTACCAAAGTGGGCAACTTGTCAAGTTGCTTGCCCATCTTCACCCGGTCCCATTTGGTTGCAGTCTTAAACCCCAGAGCAACAAACAGGGCAACGGCACTGTCCCACTGCATTGAAATACTTCCGGCTTTCGACATTGCTTGGTCTCCTAAAAAGTTTGATAATGAGTAACCTTACTCAGTTTGCACATATATTATACGGGGGCAACTCACAAAAACGAGTCACAATTTTTAATTTTTTGTGACTTTTTTACACAACCGTTTTTCTGCCATTTGTAAGGCTTCATCTGCCTGTGATGCCCAACGAGTGGCTTTAGCCACTGCCCATATCTGTTGGGGAGTGCGGCGGTTTAGTATCATGTCATCTAAGTAGTCATCTAATGTTCTCTCACCCATGGTTGTTTCCCTTTCCCATACTTACCAACAACTCACCACAGCAGGATTGCCTAGCGCAAGACAGCCTGCAACGTGAACACACTTTGTTTCACTGAATGCCCCATTGCGTCGTACTACCCAGTTAAGCCTAATTATGCCAAGCTCTTTCTCTTCTGGTGATTGGTTTAACCCTACCATGCCGGTCACGTGGGCTAGTTTGCGCTTGTCGTCGCTAAAGTTAGAGCGGGTAATGATACTCTTACGATATGCATCTGCATCAGTTTGACTCGCAGTAACCACTAAGCAGTGATTACTTTGACTAAGTGCCCGCATTTGCTTCCAACTCTCGTTTATTTGGTGTCGTATGTCTAGCTTGGAATGATCACTAGCTAAAATGTCTGCATAGTCAATGACCACCACATCCGGTATCCATCCTTCACGCTCCCAACCTGCCAATATACTTTTAATTCCACTCATGCTTATACTGGAGTTTGGGTGACAAGACAACTTCCAGTATGTGTCTGTGCTCTTAACCCGTTTGGACATTAACTCTTGTCTAAGCTTGTGAGCTCTGCGCCAACTTAACGGGGCAGTAAATACAAGCTCTTTGGTCTCTACCTCAGCAGTCCAACTTCCCTTAGATCGTTTTACGCCAATAGGGTAGTTAACAACATAGGGCCAGCCTGTTTCGGAGCCTATTGGTTGTTTCGCTACACGACACATCAGTCGTTGCATTATCTGGTCTTGGCTTTGATCCCCACATTGAAAGAATGCTACACGTCGTCTGGCTAACAAAGCTCGGTAACAAATTTCAGAAAGCCAGTATGTTTTGCCCCTTTTATCTGGGGACATAATGCCTATAAATCCATCTCGTTCCAAACTGTTACCGAAAAACTGTCCTAGTGCCCCTGGGAATCGTATCAACGGCTCACTTTTTGTTTCAAATGCCTGCCGTAAGGCTTCAATATCATTCATTACATCAATGCCAGACCCCACCCCCAACTCTACCTTATTCCAAGTAGTTAGCCTGTCTATGGCTTTAGTGGCTTGCCCACTAGCTATGTCTGCCTGAATGCCCTCTGCTAGTTCTTCCATCCGCACTGTGTTGAAATGCCTGCCTGCAAGATCAACAATATAGTCCGCATTTATCTCACTAGAAGCTTCATACTCCTCTGACAGGCTTTCTAAGAAAGTCCCTATGAGTCCAGCCGTTGTTTTGTCGTTAGCACCCTCAGCCCAGGATGCATAAAGGGTTTCCACCTCCCGCCCTGGTGGTGCATCATACCTATTTAGGTATTGCACACACCATTGTCCAACCAAGTTACACCATGCCGAACGAAACATACCATGCGGCTTCCACTGTGCAGCTACCCTACTAAGTACCTGTCGGTCAAGTATCATGCCCGTAAGGACTTTTCGCTCGTCAGCAGAACTTCGCTGCTCTACCCGCATTTAATGCCCCCTTTCCCCTCAACTGCTTTTACTAGGTCGTCCCACAACCCAGGGCAGCGTCCCCACTCTCCAGCCCACTCTCTACCAATCGCTTCCCATTCTGGGCAAGTAGGTCTCCAAGCAAAAGGTCTTAAATCCCCACCAAAATTGTATCTACGCACTACAGTATTAAATAATGACTGAAAGTGCTCATTTACCATTTGTTTGGGTGATGGCAATATGTGCTGAATGTAGGTGCAAAACCTAATTAGTGTTGACAGTTTTTTTCGATCATTGGCATGCAATGGTGTACTGATAAGTTTTGTACACCATTGCTCGTAAGCTTTTAGGCTTTGATCAATGGCTGCACGTGATGTTCTGCCTGCCCCTTTAGGCCATTGCCAAGTCTGAATTATTTCAGATAATTCCACGGTTAAGGGGTGCAATGGCCCTGAACGCTTTGATGTTTGTTTAGGAGCTTTTCGGAACCCTGTCATTATCTGCCCTACTTAATATAGAAATCGTTTCCTAAACTCTCTTATCTCTTGTTTAGGTGATGAAGCTGGATCTTTTCCAGACATACAAACACGATAAGTTTCACCCGGATAAAGAGATAAAATGTCTGCAAGTTTTCTTGCCCTTGCTTGAGCATTTGGTGTGTTATCAAAACAGACAACCCGAACAGGAAAACTAGTCATTAGCTTTACCTGTTCGGGTGTCCATGATAACCCTAATGTGCCTACAGCCCCAGGCCCTATCCCCCAAGCATCTGTAGGCCCTTCCACAATCGCTACGGCATGGGCTACCATGTCAATTCCATATAACAAATGTTTATGGCTTATAGCCTCTTCTGTATATGAGGCAGATATATACCTCAGGCCAGAAGTACCAATAGCCCTAGTTGTCCATGATACTAACTCCCCCTTGTACTGAATTGGGATAAATAATCTCCATCCTAGCTTTGGTGCAACCCCAATTCCTTGTACCCCCCATGTAGCTATAATCTCATCTGGGTCAAACCCTCTGCTACATAGGTATTTTCGATGTGCTGCAAGTAGTGGTTGGCACCCTCTAGGGGGTGTGTAGCGGCCCGTATGCCGCACGACGGGCACGTCTCGTGTAGGTGGGGCCTCCCGCAATAGGCACACAACTTCATGTGTGCTTAAGCCTGATAATTGTGTGAGTGTAGCTACAAGGGGCTTGCTTCCACAAACCCAACAGTTCAAATGCCCCGTGCTTTTATTTAGCCCCAAGTGATAGTTCTTAGTGCCTAACCCACAGTCTGGGCAGTCCATTTGTACCCAACCAGGACGACAGTGATGATGCCCTGACTCTAGTGCATGTATCCCCAAACCTTGCAGCAACTCTTTGTAGGTCATCTAAGTGCTTAGTTTCCTTTTAGACTTTAGGCTCTCTTCCCTGATGGATCTGGTCAGTTGTGTAAAGATATCCATATCATCCCTTTTACGGCTAGTGCCATCTAGCACAGCTGATATAATAGCTTGCTTGGCTTGGATGATCTTACACAAACGCTCCTCAATTGTATTCCGTGCCACAATATACACCATCTCAGTATGGCGTGTCTGCCCAATACGATGTATTCGATCTTCTACTTGAGAGTGGTTTCCTGGCACCCAATCTAATTCTATAGTTAGTAGAACTGGTGCGGCAGCAATAGTAATTCCTGTACCGGCTGCAATTAAGTTTCCAAAAAACAAGCGATACTTTTTGTCTGTTTGAAACTTACGTACAATTGCTGGTCTGTTTTGCTGTGGCACGTCCCCGTCAATAATTAGCCCAATCTTTTTGTACCGTTCGTAAACACCATGCCGCATAATGTCTTTGTGAATGCCATAGATAGCCAACTTGTCTTCTGTACTCTCCAGATAGTTGTCTATCCAGTTAAATACTTCTGACAGCTTCTCTCTTGCAGCAATTCTCTTTAAGTACCCTAGTTGAGCTAACTTTTCTGCGGCGGCAGCACTGCTAGCTTTTTCAGGGTTTTGCTTTTCCATCCAGGATACAAAATTATCCCTTGCCTGAGTATACTCCCCCATAGGGATGTCAACTGCAATTACTGTCCTTTGCTTTGCTGGTAGTTCAGGCAATACATCTATCTTAAGTCTACGTAACATGCCCAAACCTTTGATTTGTTTGTGCAGTTCAGTAAGTCTGCTAGCCCCACTAAAGTCCCAGCCCCAAGGCAATTTCACCGCCTTGCAATATCTCAGTGCAAAACTAAAAAAACTAGTGTACTCTTTTGGCCACAACATATTTAGAGTAGGCCACAACTCTGCTGGCCTGTTCAGCAATGCAGTCCCTGTAACTGCTAACCGTTGTGGGGAGTGGCAAACTATTCTACGAAGTGCTTTAGTGCGT